AGCAAGACCAGTTCCTGCGCGAGTCCGGGTTCCGTGAGTTCAACGTGCTGGCTCCCCGCTGGAATCTGCGCGGTGGCGACATTTACGGCAACAGCCCCGCCATGGAGGCCATGGGCGATGTCAAGGACTTGCAGCACTCCGAGCTGCGCGGCGCCCAGGCCATCGACTACATGGTCAAGCCCCCGCTGGCCATCCCGACCGCGCTCAAGGACAAGCCCATGAGCATCCTGCCGGGCGGCAGCACCTACTACGACCCCGCCAACCCGAACGCCAAGATCAGCAGCATGTGGGACGTACGGCTGGACCTGAGCCACCACGACCAGCGCACAGCGCGCATCGAGCAGCGCATCAGCTCCGCGTTCTACGCTGACCTGTTCCTGATGCTGTCCAACGACAGGCGCAACCAGCGGGCCACGGCGCGAGAGGTGGCCGAGGTCAGCGAAGAGAAGCTGCTGATGCTCGGCCCGGTGCTGGAGCGCTTGCACAACGAGCTGCTCAACCCCAAGATTGACATCGCCTTCGCCAAGATGCTGCGTGCCCGCATGCTGCCCCCGCCGCCGCGCGAGCTGGAGGGACAAGACTTGCAGGTCGAGTTCATCAGCACGCTGGCGCAGGCTCAGCGCATGGTTGGCCTGGCATCGATGGACCGCATCATCGGCACCGTCGCGTCCATCGCCGCCGCCAAGCAAGACCCGTCTGTGTTCGACAAGCTGGACACCGACGAGGTGATAGACCGCTATGCCGACATGCTGGGGGTAGACCCCAGCGTCATCGTGGCCGACGAGAACGTCGCCATCATCCGCAAGAACCGCGCAGATGCCGCAGCGCAGGCACAAGCCGCAGCGCAGGCACAAGCCGCAGCCGACACCGCTGCCAAGCTGGGCACCGTGGACATGAGCACGAACAACGCCGCCAGCAACGTCATCCAGTCCCTTCAGGGCTTTCAAGGAGCACCCGTATGAACATCGTCAGCATGCAACTCTCCGCAGAGGAAGCCAAGGAAGAATCTATGGCCTACACAGCCGAGGACGAGGATGGCGGCCCGAAGTACCCCTGGGGCTTGTCGCTCGACATCTGCGACGAGACCATGAAAAAGCTTGGCATGACTGCCATGCCCAACGTCGGCGACACGATGGTTCTTACCGCTCGCGTGAAGGTCACACGCACGTCCGCCTATGAAGAGCAAAAGGGCACAGACCTGTCATTCGGTCTGCAGATCACCGACATGGGCCTCGCGCCCGAAGACCAGCCATCAAACCTCGCCGGCAGCCTCTACGGAAGCTGACCCCCGGTGCCCTTGACGCGTGAGGTGACTTCTAAAGTCTCCAGCGTGTCACACGAGTTTGATCCATCTGATACGCGGCATGAACAGCGCGCCACGGCCGAGGCCCGAAGCGAAGAGCAACAGGCCAGCCGAGTCAGGGCAGATGACCTCAAGTGGCTGATGGGGCACAAGCAGGGCCGACGAATTGTTCATCGCTTGCTTGATTCGGCTGGTGTCTATCGACCGTCGTATGTCCAGTTCACGGGTAATGCCGCGACTGACACCGCGTTCATGGAAGGCCAGCGAAACATCGGGCTGATGCTTCTAACTGAAGTTCGCGCGACGTGCCAGGAAAAGTATCTGGAAATGGTCAAGGAGAACTTCGAGCATGACAACCGAAACGCTGATCGCAGGTAACCCAGACCCGGCCACCGCAGCTGACCCTGCAGCACCGGCAAGCACGCCAGCGGCAGCAACCGACCCAGCGAATACCCCCGCTGACCCGAGCGCAACACCCGCTGCTGCGGATCCAGCCACGGACCCTGCCACCCCAGACCCGAACGCGCCCAAAGGCGAACTCGACAAGGACGGCAAGCCCAAAGCTGCTGACCCAAAGCCCGCTGGCGCGCCCGAGCAGTACGAGGATTTCAAGGCGCCGGACGGCGTAAAGCTCGACGCGGACACATTGGGCGAGTTCAAGACGCTTGCCAAAGAGCTGAACCTTCCACAGGACCAGGCGCAAAAGGTTGCCGACATCGGCGTGAAGCTGTCCCAGAAATGGGCCGCGGATCACCAGACGGCAGTTCAGGGCGAACAGGCCAAGTGGCTGGAGGCATCGAAGACCGACAAGGAATTCGGTGGCGACAAGCTCACGGAAAGCGTCACGGTTGCGAAAGCAGCCATCAACGAGTTTGCAACCCCCGAGCTGAAAACGCTTCTGGAGGACACCAAGCTCGGCAACCACCCCGAAGTTATCCGCCTCTTCAACCGCATCGGTAAAGCCGTCACCTCGGGCAAGTTGGTCCCGGCGGGCAAACCAGCGGCGACCAAATCCACAGCCGACCGTCTCTACAAATCTGCTTAAAAAGGACCAATCATGGCAACTCTCGCACAAAACGGCAAAGTAACTTTGCTGGACATCGCCAAGTCGATGGACCCGGACGGCAAAGTCGCCGCCGTAGCCGAACTGCTCACGCAGTCCAATGAAATCCTGCTGGACATGCCCTGGATGGAAGGCAACATGCCGACCGGACACAAAGGCACGGCCCGCATCGGTTTGCCCACTTCCATCTTCCGTCAGATGTACCAGGGCGTGCCTCCAAGCAAGTCCGTGCGTGCACAGATCGAAGACTCGTGCGGCATGCTGGAAACCCGCAGCGAGGTCGACAAGGACATCGCTGAGCTCAACGGCAACACGCCCGCCTTCCGCCTTTCCGAAGGCCGCGCGTTCGTCGAGTCGCTGAATCAGACCATGGCGCAAACCGTGTTCTACGGCAACACCGCCATCAACCCCGAGCGCATCATGGGCCTGGCCCCACGTTACGGCGTGATCTCCGGCGCTGCCAACTCGCAGAGCATCATCGACGCCGGCGGCACGGGCTCGGACAACACCTCCATCTGGCTGATTGTCTGGGGCTCTGAAACCGTCACCGGCATCTACCCCAAGGGCTCCAAAGCCGGCCTGCAGCACGAAGACCTGGGCCTGATTGATGCGTTCGACGCCAACAACAACCGCTACCGCGCGTATGCCGACTGGTGGCAGTGGAAGTGCGGCCTGCACGTCAAAGACTGGCGCTATGTCGTGCGTATCGCAAACATCGACACGTCCAACCTGGTGAGCGAAACCGGCGCCCCTGACCTGACCAAGCTGATGGTGCGAGCCCTGGCCCGCATCCCGTTTGCCAGCATGGGCAACGCAGCTTTCTACGCCAACCGGACCGTGAAGGAAATGCTGTCCATCCAGGCCCTGAACAAGTCGCAGAACGCGCTCGGTATCACCGAAGCACTGCGCCAGTTCGGCGGCGTGCAGGTTGCCATGAAGGAACTCAACTTCCTGGGCACCCCCATCCGCACGGTGGACCAGTTGCTGACCACCGAAGCCCGTGTCGTCTAAGAAGGAGCACACACCATGATTCTCGATCTCCAATCCACCTTCTCCGGCACGACCGCTGCCGACGGCACCAAGACTGGCCAAGGCATCACTGCCACGGCCATCTCTACCAACGTGATGGACTTGCGGCAGGCCGCAACCCCCGCCACGGTGGACGAGGGCCTGTTCGGCACGCCGACCTGGCTCATTGTCCAGGTGCAGACTGCTGCAGCCGGCGGCGACGCCGCCAAGACGCTGACCATCACGCTGGAATCGGACAGCGCGGCGACTCTGGCATCGGCCCCTGTCGTGCACTACAGCACCCCGGCCATCACCGGCGCCACGCTGGTAGCTGGCTACACCGCTGTGCGCCTTCAGCTGCCCTCGGCAGATTACAAGCGCTACCTGGGCCTGCGCTACACGGTGTCTGCCGGATTCACGTCGTTCAACATCCTGGCGTTCATGACCCTGGACCCACAGCGCAACGTGATCTACCCCACCGGTTACACGGTTGACGTCTAAAAGGAGTACCAGACATGAAAGTTATCGCAACCGCCACTGGTTTCGACGGACTCGTTGTTCGCAGCGAGGGCGACACCTTCGACATGGACATCCCTGATGACACCTTTGACGAAAAGGTGTACCCGAAGGCGAAGCAGCCCACCTGGTTCAAGCCCGTACCGCGTGCCGCCAAAGGCGACAAGCAGGTAAAGGATGTTGACAAGGCTGCCGATTTCACCTGATCGCAGCCAGTGACAAAGCAGTAAAACGGGAGCCTGTGTGCTCCCGTCTTTTTAGGAGCCCATCATGTTGATCAATTCCACGCCAATTATTTCCAAAACGGCACCGGAACATCCCGAGTACCAGTCTTACCCGGTAACACCCAGCGACTCGGCGGACCTGCCCCCCGGCCCTGACACGGGCAGTTGCCGCGGCCTCTACATCGGCGGCGCCGGTAACGTCAACGTCAACCTGCTGGGCGGCGGCACCGCGGTCCTGACGGCCCTGGCGGCGGGTCAGTACGTTGTTTGCGGTGTTACGCGCGTGTTGTCCACCAACACCACGGCCACCGGCATCATGGCTCTCTACTGAGGCGCACGCCATGCCAGCAAACAACTTTGTTGTCGACAACCGCCCGGCCACGGACGCCTTCGCCATCACGACGGGCGACACGGCAGCGGCCAACTTCACCATGATCCGCAGCCTGTATGTCGGCGGCAGCGGCAACGCCTCCATCGTCACGCCACAAGGCAACGCGGTGACGCTGGTGGGCCTGGTGGCGGGCACGGTGATTCCCATCTGCGCTATCCGTGTCAACACCACCAACACGACCGCGACCAACCTTGTCGGGTTCCTCTGATGCTTGAGCAGCCGCCCATGGGACTCGGGTTTGGCAGCGGGCTAACGGATGTGCGGCAACGCAATCCGTACCTCGGGCTGAACCTGGTCAGTAACCCCACTTTCATCGGCATCGGCGGATGGACATCGGTGGGGGCGTCCCTGGGCGCGCTTACGAATATTTTAAGCGTCACGCTTGCGCTGGGCATCGGCTCCGCCTGGCAGGACGTAGCCGTCGAGGCAGGGCAGTGGTATCGCATCTCGGTGATGGGGCAGATTGTCACGGCAGCGCAAGCCACGCTTGAGGTTTATCCCGGCGGTGGCTTCACCCCCATGCTGGACTCTGCAGTGTTCAACACGGGCGTTATGACCTCGGCCTACGTCGATGTTTTCGCTTCCGGCTCCAGCCTGCGCGTGAACCTCAGTGCCAGCGGCTCGGTGCTCAACGTCGCGTCATTCAGCAACGCGCAGGTTCGGAAAATACTGGGGTAAGCCATGGCTTCTGAAGTCGACATCTGCAATCTCGCCCTGGCCCACATCGGCAATAAAGCCATCATCCTGTCCTTGACCGAGGGCAGCGCAGAGGCTGACCACTGCAAGCGCTTTTACCCCATAGCGCGCGACACGGTGCTGGAGATGCACCGCTGGAATTTCGCCACGAAGCGTGCCGACCTTGCCGCCTTGACCGAAACCGTACCCGCGTGGCAGTACGCCTACGCCGTGCCATCGGACAGCATCAAGAATATCTCAGTCCTCAAGCCCGAGAGCACTGACGACGAGGACACCCAGCCTTACACCATCGAGGCGCTGGACGACGGATCCGGCGTCATCTACACCAACGTCGAGCAGGCCGTGTTGATTTACACGCGCCGGGTGACGGACACAACCAAGTTCACACAGCTGGCCGTCAACGCCATTTCGCGCTTGCTGGCGGCCTACATCGCCGGGCCCATCACCAAAGACCCGGATGTCGTCAAGCAGCAGTACGCGGCCTTCAACACCGAGAACGGATGGGCCAAGGCCTCGGACTCGAACATGAAGCAGGACGACTCGTACAACAACTTCGTGCCCGCAGGCATCGCGGCGCGCCGCTCATGATCATCAAGAAACTCACGCGCTCGTTTGCAGGGGGTGAAATCACCCCTGAGATGTACGCGCGGCTGGACCTCACCAAGTTCCAGACCGGCCTGGCGCTGTGCCGCAACTTTGAGGTGTTGCCTCATGGCCCCGTGCAGAATCGCGCCGGGCTGGAATACACACTCGAGGTCAAGGACAGCAGCAAGCGTACCCGGCTGATTCCGTTTTCCTTCAACACGCAACAGACCTTCGCGCTGGAGGTGGGCGACCAGTTCATCCGCTTTCACACCAACGGCGGCACCTTGCTGGAGGCGGCCAAGGCCATTACCGGCATCACGCAGGCCAACCCCGGCGTGATCACCATACCAGCGCACGGCTACGCCAACGGGGACTGGTTGTTTCTTGCGAACATCGGCGGCATGACCGCGCTCAATGGGCGCTGGGTAAAAGCCGCGGGCGTCACGGCCAACACTTTCCAGCTCACCAGTGTGCACGGCGGCGCCAACATCGACACGACCGCACTGCCAGCCTGGACAGCTGGTGGCACAGCTGCCCGGGTGTACGAGGTTGCCACGCCTTATCTCGAGGCCGACTTGTTCGACCTGCACTACACGCAGTCTGCCGACGTGGAGACAGTGGTGCATCCGACCTACGCGCCGCGCGAATTGCGCCGGCTGGGCGCCACCAACTGGACACTGACCAGCATCCTGTTCGCCCCGACAATCGCTACGCCCACCGCGCCCACAGCGACGGCGGGCGGACCCGGTGGCGGCACTCCTGTCACCTTGACCTATGTCTGCACGGCCGTGGCGACCGAGGGCCTGGAAGAGTCCTATGCTTCGCCGGCCGCAACGGCCAACTCAGACCTGACCGTCGTCGGCAACTACGTGGATGTGACGCCCGCCGCAGTTGCCGGCGCGGTGCGCTACAACGTCTACAAGCTGAAAAACGGCCTGTACGGCTACATCGGCCAGACCGACGGCAGCGCGCTGCGTGACAGCAACATTACCCCCGACGCCACCAAGACACCCCCGCTGGTGAACGACCCCTTTGCCAGCGCCGGCAACTACCCGCAGGCTGTCGGCTACTACGAGGGGCGGCGCATCTTTGGCGGCACCACCAACAAGCCGCAGAACATCTGGATGACTCGCTCAGGCACCGAGTCAAACCTGACGTACTCCATCCCGACCCGTGACGACGACGGGATATTTTTCCGCATCGCAGCGCGCGACGTCAACTCCATCCGCCACATCCTGCCCCTGTCCAGCCTGGTGCTGCTGACCGCAGGCGGGGAGTGGAAAGTCGAGCCCCGTAACTCTGACATATTGACGCCGACCAGTGCATCACCACGCCAGAGCGCGTCCGAGGGCGCCAACAACGTGCAGCCGGTGATCACCAGCAGCGCATTGCTCTACGCACAGGCACGCGGCGGCCGGGTGCGGGAGATGAAATACGACTGGAACTCGCAGGACTACACCTCGGAAGACCTGTCCATCCTGGCGCCGCACCTGTTCGACGGTTTCACGATTGTGGATATGGCCTACGCCAAAGCCCCCACCCGCACGATTTGGGCAGTGCGCTCGGATGGCACGTTGCTGGGCCTGACCTACCTGCCCAAGCAGGAAGTGGCAGCATGGCACCAGCACACCACCGACGGCTTTTTCGAATCAGTGTGCGTCGTGGCCGAAGGCAACGAGGACGTGCTTTACTGCATCGTGCGCCGCACGGTCAACGGGCGCACGGTGCGCAACGTCGAGCGCAAACGCGGCCGGCAGTTCGCCAACCTCGCGGCCTCGTTTATCGTGGACTCTGGCCTCACCTACAGCGGCGCGGCTGCCAATACCGTCAGCGGCCTCTACCACCTGGAAGGCAAGACTGTTGTCATCCTGGCCGACGGCGCGGTGATGCCGCAGCAAGTGGTGACAGCGGGCCGCATCACGCTGCCCAACAGCATCACGGCATCCGTTATCCAGATTGGCCTGCCTTATGTGTCGGACCTGCAGACCCTGCCGATTGCGCTGGAGGCCGTCCAGCAGTTCGGGCAGAACAGTTTCAAGAACGTCAACGAGGTGGGCCTGCGGGTCTATAAATCCTCGGGCGTGTTCGCCGGCCCCTCGTTCGACCAGCTCAAGGAAGTCAAGCAGCGCACCACCGAGCCCTTTGGCACGCCGCCCCAGCTTATCACCGAGATGGTCAGGCTAACCATCAGCCCCGACTGGTCCGACAATGACGCGCCCATATGCGTGCGCCAGAGCGCACCTTTGCCGTTGACCCTTGAAGCCATCGTCGCCGAGGTGGCGCTGGGTGGCTAATCGCCTCGTCTACGGCGAGGCCCCAACACGGGAGCAGATCGAGTTCATCGCGGCACACCTGCGTCAGCCCGACCGAGACGAGATGGAGGCCATGCACGGCAAGTGTGACGTGGCCGGCCTGCTCTGGCATGGCGTGCAGATGTCCTCCCTGTGCTGGCTGGCCAGTAAACCCGACGGCGAACCGGTGGCGGTGTTCGGCGTCGCGGCCATGTCGCTCCTGAGCGGGAAGGGCGCCCCCTGGTGCGTGGGCACGAGCCACCTGGACCGCTGCCCCGGTGCCCTTGTCGCGGCACCCCCCGCCTACATTGACCGGATGCGCGCCGAATTCCCAGACATGCACAACTATGTGGACGCGCGCAACACGCGCAGCATCCGCTGGCTTCGGCGCATGGGCTTTGCCATTGAGGACGCCAGGCCCATGGGTGTTGCGGGTTTGCCGTTCCACCGCTTCACGATGAAAGGCTGACATCATGTGCTCCCCTACCGTCGCTCTCGGGCTGACTGCTGCAGGCGCCGTGACCTCCGCCATGGGTGCCTCTGCGCAGGCCAAAGCCCAGCAGGACCAGCTCAACTACCAGTCCGGCGTCGACGCCAACAACGCGCTGCTGGCCGAATGGCAGGCACGTGACGCCATCAGCCGGGGGCAGGATTCGGTTTTCGATTCCCGACTGAAAGCTGCGCAGATTGGCGGCAGCCAGCGTGCCAGCTTCGCCGCACGCGGCATTGCACTTGATGAAGGTTCGCCGCTTTCTGTTTTGCAGGACACGCAATACATCGCCGATCTCGACGCCAACCGCATCGAGGACAACGCCGCCCGCGAAGCCTGGGGCTACCGCACACAGGGGCAGGGCTACACGGATTCGTCCAACCTCAAGCGGTCAAACGCAGCCAGCATTGACCCGAACAAGGCCTTCATGACGACCCTGCTCACTTCGGGCGGCACTGTTGCCAACAGCTGGTACAGGCTCAACCCTTCCGTTGTAGGCGGCAACGCCGCAGTGGGTGGCGACACGCTGGGGCAAGGCTGGAGCGGCCAAGGTCTGAGGGTACGCTAAATGCCATCAGTCCCAACTCTTTCCTCGCCGACGACCCAGAGCACCGGCCTGCCGGGCGTACGGCAAAGTGCATCCGGTTCCGAATCGATTGGCATTGCCGCCGGCCAGGATGTGGCGCTCGGGCAAGGCCTGCTCAAGACCGGCACCGAGGTCTCGCAGATTGCCTACACCATGCGCCAGCAGGCAGACGCGGCGCGGGTTGACGACGCGGTGAATCAGGCCACCGAGGCTGCGCTGCGCTTGACGCACGACAAGGAAGGCGGCTATACCAGCCAGACCGGGTATGACGCCCTGAGCCGCAAGAGCGGCATGCCGCTGGCAGACGAGTATTCCGGCAAGCTGAAAGAAACTATCAACGCCATCGGCGGCGGGCTTGGCAACGAGGAGCAGCGCCGCGCGTTCAACATGCGCTCCAACGACATCGTGACCCGTTTTTACGGCCAGGCGATGGACTACGAGGGTAAGCAATACCGCGAATACAACGGCTCCATCAAGGAGGCCACGGTCAAGAATGCGTCCAACGCGCTGGCACTGAACTACACCGACCCCTTCAACGTGGCGTCGCAAACCACGCGCATCCGGGCGGCCATTGAGGGCGGCAAGGACGAGAACGGGGTTTTTGTACCCGGCCTGGCGCAGATGTCCGGCAAGTCAGCGGCGTGGGCGCAGCAGAAGGCGGACGAGGCTGTCAGTGATGCCCACGTCACCGCCATCAACGCCGCACTGCAGCAGGGCAACGTGACCGGCGCCATGCGCTACTTCGACAGTTACAGCAAGCAGATGACCGCCGCCGACCTCATCAAGGTGCAGGGTCACGTCAACAAGGAGTTTGACGTGAAGCTCGGTGATTCGGTAGGCAACAAAGTGTTTGACGCCATTGGCGCTCCGGCCTTGAAGCCTACGGATTTCTCGCGTTTCAGCACCCTGGTGATCGGATCCGGCGCACCGGTCAAGGGGTCAGGCGAGGCAGGCATGAAAGTTGCCGCAACGCTGACCCCCGAAGAGCAGGCCCGCGACGAGGCTTTCGAGCGCACGCCTGCCAACATCGCCGAGCTCAAAGGCGAGATTGCCAGGCAAAAAGACCCAAAAGCCAAAGCCGATCTCGAGGCACATCTGGCCCGCATCACCTCGCCGGCCGGTGCAGCGCCCAAGGTCGTGCCGCAAGCCACGCTTGCCGGCCTGGTCAAAGAATACAACGGCGACCTCAACAAGGCCACGGCGGCATTCAACACTAGCCCCGAAGCGGTGAACGAAGCCGTGACCCGGGCCAAGGGCCGCGCGGGGGGCGACTGGTTGACCTTCATGCCGCAGAAAACGCAGGACATCGTGAATCAGGTCAACCGCGAATTCACGGAAGGCAAGGGGACCCCGGCAAAGCCCACGCTTGCCCAGCTCGTCGAGACGGGCAGGGCGCAACTCGGCCCAGGCGCCACGGCCCTGCAGGTCAAGACCATGACTGATACCGTCACCCGCCGCTATGAGCTGGAGAACAAGGCCATCAAGCAGCGCGAAGAGGAAACCGTGGCCGAGGCCATGCGCCTGCTGTCCACCAACGGGGGGCGCTATTCCGACCTGCCGGCCAGCGTCCGCATCGGCCTGACCACCAACGCCCCGGGCAAGATCGACGAGGTGATGAATTTCGGCAAGCGGATAGCCTCTGGTGACGACACCACGGACATGCGGGTTTATCAAGACTTGAGCACAGATCCTCGCATGTTGCTCAAGATGTCAGATAACGCATTTTTTGAATTCAGGTCCAAGCTTTCAGAAGCCGACTTTAAAGCCTTCGCCAAGCAGCGCGGTGACCTGAAAAATGGCACAAGCAGTAACGCCCCGACAGACCTCAACACGCAAGCCATTGGGCGCGTGCTCAATGACCGTTTAACCTCAATGGGCCTGGACCCGACACCGAGCGATGGAAACAAAGCGGCCAGGGTAGGCGCCATCCGCCGCTTTGTTGACGCCCAAGTCACTCAGGCGCAAGTGGCTGCCGGTAAAAAGTTCACCGACGCAGAAAACGCCGCCTACATCAATGTGATGTTTGCCCAGAGCCAGAAGCTTAAGAGCTTTTTTGGTAACGATGCTTCCATGCCCTTGTTAACCATGACAGCCAGTGATATCCCGAGCGATTGGCGTGACGCTCTAAAGGCAAATTTGGCAAAACAGGGCAACACAAACCCCACTGACTCTGATGTTCTTTTGAGCTACTGGGCCAGCAAATTCCCGCAGCCGCAGAAAACTAAATAATGGCCGACGAAAACATTGATGCTCTAGCGGCCGCAGGCGTCGCATCCTACCTCAAGGGGACTTACCCCAGTCCTGATGTGCCTGTTAAAGCCAATTTGGTTAACGCTGTGCAGCAAGACCCTGATGAGGTGGCCCGTTGGCGCAATATCGCGTCCAAGATTGGTGTACCCGAGGAGTCAGCAAAATTCATGGGCGAGTGGTCCAAGACACAAGCGGTCATGAAAGACATAAACATTGACAACGTGATGCGCCTCAACCCGCTGACGGCGGGCATTCTCGCGGACAGTGTGAAGGCGCCGATTGCTCACGATGACGTGGGCGTGCTCAAGTCCATCGAGAACGCACTGCGGAAATTCAACGACGGCGGAGCCCTGAAACCGTACGCAGGCGATATCGGACGTTTCGCTTTGGAAAGCGGCAAGCAACTGGCGTTTGGCGCAACTGCAGGTTTGGGTGCCGGCATTTTCGACGCGGCCGCAGTTCCGCTGGATTTCGCTTCTTTGGCAACTCAAGGTCTGCTGCCTCAGGACATCCCCGGCGCATTGGCCGCCAACTACCGGAACATGGCGCAGCGGGCTCGCGCGTCCATGAACTACTACTCGGATAAAAGTACCAGCAACATTGCTGCGGGTATCCAATCTGGTTTCAGGTCTGCAGGTCAAAACCTTGCGCTCTTGCCGCTTGGCGTGGCGGGTGGTGCCGAGGCGATGCTGGCCTCGATGTCGGGAATGGTGGGTGCGCAGGCGTTTACTGAAGCGCGGGACAGAGGCATGGGCCAGATAGGTGCAGCCACCTACGCCATCCCTCATGCGGCTTTTGAGTACGCCTTTGAAAAACTGCCAGCTCACCTGCTGGTCAACGATATAGCAAAGCACGCAAACCTCATGCAAATTATCGGGCACCAGCTGGTGCCTGAAGTACTGGGGGAGCAGGCCACCACAGTGGCGCAGGATTTCAATGACTGGGTGCGCCTGAATCCGCAGAAGACAGCGCGCCAGTTTCTTGAAGAGCGACCGGATGCCGCCGCACAAACACTTGTGGCCACGCTTGTGGGCGTAGGCGTACAGGCGGGCGCGATACGCGGCGTACAGACCCTGGTGGGCGGGAATCAAGAAAACACGGCACGAGCACAGGACGCCGAACGCGGCGCGGCGCTGCTTACGGAACTTGGTGCGGTTTCGTCAGAATCGAAGTACCGCCCACGGGATCCGCAAGGCTTCGACGACTTCGTGCAGCGTGCAGCGGAAAACGGCCCTGTGCAGGATGTGTACCTGAGCGCGGCCGCACTCCAGCAGTCCGGCATCACACCCGATCAGTTGGCCCTGCTGTCGCCGTCAGCGGCCCAGCAGATGCAGACCGCGTTGTCGTCGGGCGGCGACATCGTGATCCCCATGGGCGAGTACGCCACAACGCTGGCCGGCAGCGAGGTCGGCGCGGCCCTGCTGCCCCATCTGCGCACCAGCGCAGACGGCTGGAGCCAATACGACGCCCAGACCTACATGCAGTCTGAGGCCGAGAACCTGAAAGCGCAGAGCGAGCAGATTCTGGCGCAACAGGCCACCGACGGCGTGTGGCAGGCCAGCGTGCAGGCTGTCGAGGACAAGGTGATGGAGCAGATGGCCAGCGCCAACCGCTTCACCAGGGACGTGAACGAGGCCTACGTCAAGGGTTTCATCACCCCGTTTTACAACGTGATGGCCGCCCGCATGGGCATGACGCCCGAGCAGATGTTCGAGGCCTACCCGCTGCGTGTGACCTCGGAAATCAACCGGGGGCCTGGACTGGACCAGCCCGCCTACCACGGCAGTCCGCACAACTTCGACCGATTCAGCACCGACAACATCGGCACGGGGGAGGGTGCGCAGGCTTACGGCTGGGGGTTGTATTTTGCGGAGAACAAGGACATCGCGGCGGGGTACCAGAAAACTCTTGGAACTACGGACACGCTTTTAAACGGTGCAAAAGTGTGGCCTACCGATTCGAATTTTGAAGCAGCAGTGATGATTGCGGCGCGCGGCTATTCCGAAGCACTTAGTAACGCTAAACGCGATTCAACAGAGCAGTTCCTTACTGCAGAGGGACGGGCGCACGCCGCCGAATTGGCGTTAAAAATTGAAGCGTTGAAAAAAGCCAAGATTGAAAGTCGGCAAAGCGGCGCCCTCTACCAGGTCGACATCCCCGACGAGGCTGTCGCCAACATGCTGCTGTGGGACAAGCCTTTGAGCGAGCAGCCGGAGGCGGTACAAAATGGGCTCGCTCAAATTGACCCTGAAACATACAGCCCGGAGAGTGGTGATTACGACGCCAACGAGCTAGGCCAAAGCATCTACCACCGCGTGATGAACATGAATCCGACCGGCGCGAAAGACAACGGCTGGACTTCGGTGGTTAACACCTTGAACGATTCCGCCGGTTCACCCAAAGCCGCATCCGCAATGCTGGCCGCCGCAGGCATCCCCGGCATCAAGTACCTCGATGGTGGCAGCCGCAAGGACGGGCAGGGCACCTACAACCTGGTGGTGTTTGACGACAGCATCATCACGCTGACGCACAAGGACGGCAGCCCGGTCACGCAGGCCGAGCGCAGCGAGTTCCTGCAAGGCGGCCAGCAAGCCCGGGGCAGCTTCAATCCTGACACCAACACCATCGCGCTGCTCAAGGGCGCAGATTTGTCAACATTTGTGCACGAAACCGGGCACTTCTACCTTGAGGTCATGAACGACCTTGCCAACCGGCCCGACGCGCCGCCTCTGGTGCAGGCCGATGTCAAGGCCCTCATGGACTGGTTCGGCACGGACCTGGCCTCGTGGATCGCCATGTCGCTGGACCAGAAGCGCGAGATGCACGAGAAATTTGCACGCGGTTTTGAAGCCTACATGTTTGAGGGCAAGGCCCCCAATCTGGAACTGCAGGGCTTTTTCTCGCGCTTCCGTGCGTGGCTGATGAACATCTACAAAGCCATCCAGAACCTGAATGTAGAGCTCACCGACGAGGTGCGCGGCGTGATGGACCGCATGTTGGCAACCGAGGCCCAGATCAAGGAAGCCCAGGCCGCACGGTCTTTCAATCCGCTGTTCACCAGCGCCGACGATGCGGCCATGACGCCGCAGCAGTGGGCCGAATACGGCGAACAGGTGCAGGACGCCACGCAGGAGGCACTGGACCAGATGCTGGCCCGCTCGTTGCGCGACATGAAGTGGCTGACCAACGCCCGCAGCCGCGAGCTTAAAAAACTCCAGAAGTCCGCCGAGGAAAAGCGCAAGATCATCGAGGCCGAAGTCACTGGTGAGGTTGACGCCATGCCGCTGTACGCCGCCCGCAAGTGGCTGCGCACCGGCGAGATGATAGACCCCATCACAGGCGAACAGGTCAAGGCCGAGAAGGGCTACAAGCTCGATATCGCCGAGCTGGAGGCCATGTACCCGGAAACCGGGCTTGCTAACCCCGACTGGCAATCTCTCGGAAAAGGGGCCGCAGGCCTTACAGGGCGCAACGGTCTAGCTCCTGATTTAGTAGCAGACATGTTCGGCTTCTCGTCCGGCGACGCGCTGGTCCGGTCACTGGTTGACGGCGAAACCCGGGACAGCGTGATCGAGGGCATGACCGACCAGCGCATGCTGGAGCGCTTCGGCGACCTCAACAGCGTGGAGGCCATCAACCGCGCCGCCGACGTGGCCGTGCATAACAACCTGCGAGCGAAAGTGCTGGCAACAGAGCACGACGCGCTGGCCAAGGCCGTAGGCCAGCCGCGCATTCTAGGCAAGGCGGCCAAAGAGTTTGCCGAGATCATTATTGGCCGGCGCAAAATCCGCGACATCAAGCCGAACCAGTTCACCGCTGCCGAGTCCCGCGCGGCACGTGCAGCCGACAAGGCACGCCGGGCCAACAACCTCGCCACGGCCGCCATCGAGAAGCGCAACCAGATTGTCAACAACTACGCCGCCCGCGCCGCATGGGACGCACTCGACGAGGTAGACCGCGCACTGGCCTACTTTGAGCGCATTGACGGCAAGGGCGCCCGGACCAACCGTCGCGGCGAGTTCCTGGTGCAGCGCGACGCCTTGCTGGCCCGCTTCGACCTGCGCTCGTCTCTGAGCCTGACGGCCATCGACGCGCAAAAGGTGCCACTGGCCGAGTTCATCAGCAAGACAGCGGAAGACCTCAGTGCCGTCGTGCCTGACCTTTCGGCTGAAATTCTCAATGAGCAGTACCGCAAGCACTACAAAGACATGACGCTGGAGGAGTTCCGCGGCGTGGTTGACGCTGTGCGCCAGCTCGACAAACTCGCCAAGCGGGAAGAGGAACAGTACCAGGCTATCCGCAACCAGACATTCGACGAGGAGCGCACCGCGCTGCTGGACACCCTGCGCCGCGAGCACCCAGACGCCTTCCACGAGGACGGCGACCCCAAGGGCCAGGCCCCGCAGTTCGTGCCGAGTCTCGGCAAGGGCCTTGAGAAAATGGGCGACAAGTTCGTCGCCGAGTTCCTGAGCGCCGAGCGCATCATCAGCCTGCTGGAGCACGGCAAGCAGGGTCCGGTGTGGGAGTCCCTGTTCGGGCGCATGTCCCGCCAGTCCGACTACAAGGCCCAGCGCCTTGCGCAAATCTACAAGGAACTGGAGCCGGTGTTCAAGGCTTACAGCTACGCCGAGCGCGTGACTTTTGGCCGGACCGGTCACAGCATCCCGCAAATCGGCACCAGCCTGACGCGCGAGAACATGCTGGTTGTCGCCCTGCTCAACGGCAACCAGGAAGGCCGCGACCGCCTGATGAACTACGGCTGGGGGCCTGCGCAGGTTGACGCCATCCTGAAAAACCTCGACGCCCGGGACATGGCTCTGGCCGACGCCATCTGGCGCATGTTCGACGACCAGCTCTGGCCGGAACTCAAGGCCGTCAACGACCGCACGCGCGGCAAGTCGCCGCCCAAGGTGGAGGCGCTGCCCTACGAGACGGCCCACGGCACGGCCCGGGGCGGCTATTTCCCGCTGAAATATGACACCGACCTCGACGAACGCGCTCACCGTTTCGACGAATCTCAGGCCGTGCAGAACCTGCTTGGCGGTAGCGTCTACGGCATGTCGGCCAAGACGAACCAGGGCACCAGCACAGAACGCAAGCAGAACGTGGCCCTGCGCCCCCGCCTGAGTCTGGCCGTGTTCGCCGAGGCCGTCAACGAGACGGTGCATGATGTCGCCTACCGCGAGGCCGTGGCGGACACCATGCGCATGCTCAACGACCGCAAGGTCCAGAACGCCATCAAGTCGGCAACTGGCACCGAGGCCTACCGGGCACTGGTCACGCGCGTGCGCGAGGTGGCTGCCCCGCCGCGCAACCCGTCGGGGTTCATCGAGAACGCGCTGACCATCGCCCGCAAAAACACCATCGTGACCCTGATGTCGGGCGTGCTGACAGCCGTGCAGAACTTTACCGGCCTCGCACCGGCGCTGGCCAAGGTGAACACCGGATTGCTGACCCGTGAGGTGTTGAAGTTTTACAGCCCGCTCATGGTCGAGCGCACACGGTTTGCGATGGACCAGTCGGGCTACCTGCGCGGCAGGTTCAACAACTACGACCGCGACCTGCAAGACATGACCAAAAAGCTCACGGTGAACGGCAAAATCCTGCCGGACACTGCTGGCTTCCTGGCGCTGATGGGACTGGTCGACCGGGCTGTCGCCGTGCCCGTGTGGAACGCAGCCTTTGCCGAGGGCATGGCGCAATTCGACAACGACCAAAGCAGGGCGGTAGACCACGCCGACGCCGTGGTGCGCATGACGCAGGGCAGCGGACGCGAGGTGGACTTGCCCAAGATCATGAGCGGTCACGGCGGCTACGGCCAGCTCAAGCGCGTGTTCACCATGTTTTACAGCTACTTCAACGGGCAGCTCGGACTGCTGGTGGAAACCGGTGCCATTGCCCGTCACGAGGCCAAAGAGAATCCGCCGGCCGCAGTGGCGAGGTTCACCGCCAAGTTCATCGCCATCATCGTCCTGCCGGTGGTGCTGACCGAATGGCTCAAGGACGGGCTGAAACTCGACGATGACGCGGACAAACAGCAGCGCCGCTGGGTCAAAGCCTTTGCGCTGTACGGCGCAGGCATGTTCCCGGTCGTGCGTGACGCCAGTGCACTGGTGGCGAGCAAGCTGGATCCGGACGCCAAGCACAACCTGCAGACCTTCCGGCTGTCCCCGCTGGAGTCCGCCTTTGACGCCCAGGTCAAGATGTGGCCGGCCATGGCCGACCTCGTGCGCGGCAACGGCGACGACAAGGATGTCAAGGACGTGATCATGGGCCTGAGCTTTGGCATCGGTTTGCCCGGCAAGCTGATTTCCGACATGGTGCTGGGCACCAAGGCTTATCTGGAGGGCCGCACCAGCAACCCTGCCGCCATCGTTATCGGGCCGCCCAAAAAGCAATAAGCGGTGCCCTTGACGCGAGGGGCCGCACCTAAAGTCTGAGGCACTCCCTACAGGGCGTCACTTATGACCATTTCCAGTGAAACACGAAAGGCCGGCCCCTACGTTGGTAACAGCGTGGCAACGGTATTTTCGTTCGGCTTCAAGGTGTTCCAGAAGGCCGACCTGCAGGTCATCCAGACCCTGCTGGCTGACGGCACCAACACCACGCTGGTGCTCGACACGGACTACACCGTCACGCTCAACGCGGACCAGGATGCAAGCCCCGGCGGCAGCATCACTTACAACCCGCTCGGCGTCCCGATGGACGCCACCAAAACGCTGACGCTCACGTCCGCACTGGCGTACAAGCAACTCACTGACGTGACCAACGGCGGCGGTTTTTATCCGCAGACCTTCGAGGACGTTTTCGACTATCTCACCATTCTGGCCCAGCAGTTGCGCCAGTCCCTGATGTTCACGTTCCGCGGCCCTATCACCGACGCCAGCGGGCCAGCCGAAATGCCCAACGCCGCCACGCGGGCATTGAAGTTTTTGGGGTTTGACGCCAGCGGCAACCCGATTGCGGCAACCGGCATTACCGGAGTGACTGCCTCGACGTTCGGTGCCAGTTTTGTAGCTGCTGCCAGCGCCGCTGCCGCCCGCGTGATTCTGGGTGCCACAACCATCGGTGACAACTTGTTCCGAGCTGCGGATGCCGCTGCTGCGCGAAGCATCATCAGCGCGGCAGCTACCGGCGCAATTGGCAGTTCTGGTCTGACCATGACCACGGCGCGCCTGTTAGGGCGCACGACGGCGGCAACTGGTCCGGTTGAGGAAATAACCGTCGGCACGGGCCTGGCACTGGCCGGCGGAGTGCTATCCGCCGTCCCAACACCGCCAAACTCGGCGGTGCGCGTCCAGAACTACAACGGCACCGGCAGCACGGCAACAGTCGTGAAGCGATACAGCAACGTGCTGGAGAACGTAGGTACAGACATAACCTACGCCGACAGCGCCGCCAACGGCGCCAGCGCCACCATCAACACAACGGGCGTGTACGCCTTTGGCATTACTTCAACTGGGGGAGCCACCAACACCGGCGGCATATCCCGGAACTCTGCCCAGCTCACCACGAACATCGCCACCATCACGGCCGCCAATCGTCTCGTGCTGGTTTACACCAGCGGGGGCAACCCTGTCACCTCAAGCGCGACCATGCCGCTCACAGCAGGCGATGTTATCCGGCCACATTGCGACGGCACGGGCGCTGGTACTGCTGCTCAAGAGCAATTTTTCGTCACGAGGGTTGCATGAAAAACATCATCTGGGAAATGCCCGATGGCCGACTGGGATATCACCTGTTGGCTGACGATGCCGATTCGGAACTTGAAGCGGCCATCCTTGTTGACGACAAGCGGGTTGCAGAGGACTGGAAAGCCGTGGCTTTCGACCGTGTGCTCCCTGAGACAGACCAGGAACTCTGGCGATTTGTCGATGGCGAGATTGTCACCCTTGAGGGGAAACCATGATCCCAAAAACCAATGTCCTCAACCAGGGCGAAGTCGTCACGCTGACCGATGAAAAGGTCAACGAGATCATCGAGAAGGCGGCAGAACGCGCTGTCGAAAAGATGACCGAAAACTTCTACGCACACGTCGGGCGCAACATCGTCAACCGCTTCCTCATCTGGGTGGGCATCGCTGTTTTCAGTTTCCTGGTGGGCACTGGCCGCATCAAGCTGCCGGGCATCTGACATGATCAACAGTCGAAAAATAAGTGACCTTTTACCTGTGGTGCAGCGTCGCTGTCAGTCTTTGCTGGCGCGGGTTCTCGCGGATCCGTGGATGCAGGCCAACGCCATAACGATAGTAATAACCAGCACGCTGCGCGATATTGAGTCGCAAAACGCACTCTACGCACAGGGGCGAACCACGCCCGGCAAGATAGTGACCAACGCAAAAGGCGGGTTTAGCTGGCACAACTTTGCCTGCGCTTTCGACATTGTTCCTCTGCGCAATGGGGTTGCGGTATGGGGGACGAAAGGCGATGGGCTGGATGAAAACCCCGCAGATGATAAGACGGACGACCTGGAGCTCTGGCAGCGTATTGCGCAACACGGAAAAGCCGCAGGGCTTGAGTGGGCGGGCGACTGGGTTAGTTTTAGAGAATTCGCACACTTTCAGTACACCGGCGGTTTAAGCATGGCAGATATGCGCGCAGGCAAGGTGCCGGGCGAGTCGGGAGCTTGATATGGACTTCAAGGAAATACTCAAGACCGTGGCCCCGTGGATTGGCACGGCGATAGGCGGACCGCTGGGCGGCATGGCCGTCAAGGCAGCAGCTGACGCGCTGGGCCTGTCCGACAAAACCGTCGACGCGGTGAAGGCTGCGGTGCTGGGCATGACGCCCCAGCAGGCTGCTGACATGAAAAAGGCGGACCAGGATTTCGCGGCGCACATGGCCGACATCGGCTACAAGAACATCGAGACGCTGGAGGCCATCGCCGCTGGCGACCGTGACAGCGCACGCAAGATGCAGATGGAAAACAAATCCTTCATGCCGGCCGTCATCACAGCGGGCCTGTTGTCCTCGTTCGTCGGCATGAGTGTTGCCCTGCTGTTCGTGCCCATCCCGGTGAATAACCGCGATTTGATCATCTACATGATCGGCCAGTTGTCAGGCATGGCTGGCAGCGCTGTGGCCTTCTGGCTGGGCACTACCCGCCAGAGCGAGGATAAGACACGGATGCTGGCGCAGGCTCCTGCTGTAGCTGCCAAATAAAAGAGCCGCCCGGTTTTAAGGGGCGGCTCAGTACGAGGCCAGATGTGATCTTGCAACGGGTCGTTGATCACCAACGGCTTAAAAGCCCTTTAATCAAAGGCACTTAAGGATGACCCGTATAGGTTTCCATTTATTCCCTCGCTTGGGGAAACTCCACGGTACACAAAGTGTTTCGGCTATCTAAGCCTCGTCAGCCGTGGTGCATTTAGTGTAAACCATCCCGCGCCACGTCGGGCGCCGGGATACTGCTGTAGCCGAACTCCTGGAACTGTTCCCAGGCCCCCAGCGCAATTTGCCCCAAGGCCGTCTCAATGTCAAATTGCCACTTCACCAGCTCGGGCGTGCGCTCGATGGTGTCGGCAATTTGAAGGGTGACGTGGATCATCTCGACATTATTGCCTGCCGCCATGCGGCCAAGGCATTTTTAAGATCGTCGCGCAGCACCAGGTTTTCGTCAGCTGCCTGACGGGCAAACCTCTCAAGATTCTCACGGCTCCAGTTCTTGAAATCCGTGCGCTGTGGCGCGGGTTCGCCCAGAGCGTTGACGGGCTTGTCCCCCGGTACAAAATCACCAACCATCATGTTCGACCTCGTTTAACAGCTGCCATCAATAAATCTTGAACTTCGCGCTTGCTGTCACGGCGGGCCATGACCAGCTCGTCGACCGTGTTGCGCGCCACGATGTGGTGGATGAACACCGGCCTGTCGTGGCCGGCCTGAGCCTGGCGTGTGGGGCCTATGCGCTCGATGATTTGCTGGAACTCTTCGAGGTTCCAGTTGTGCCCGAAGAAGGCGATGATGTTGCCGCCGTCCTGCAGATTAAGACCATGACCGGCTGAAGCTGGGTGCGCAAAAAGTACAGCGATCCGGCCCTCGTTCCAGGCGCGTATCGTCTCAGGATCAGCGTCAAGCTGCCGACCTTGAGGGAATGCTCGCGACAGCCTGGCGAGATCAGACTTGAAGTGGTAGGCCACCAGGACGGGCGCGCCCGCAGCTTCCTCGACAACGCTCTCCAGAGCCTGAATCTTGACATCGTGAATTTCCTTCCAGTCTTTGGCCTTGGGGTGGTTATCGTCGTCAGCATCGGGGTCCAGGTAGATGGCGCCGTTGGCCAGTTGCAAGCACTTCATGGTGCGGCTGGCCGCGTTGAAGGCTTCAGCCTGCCGGCCCTCGACCTCAAGGAACATGCGTTTTTCCATGTCGTCGTACAGCTGGCGGGCCTTACCCGGCAGATCCACGTAGATCGTGTTGACGACGGGCTCGCGCAGATCAAACCAGTCTTTTGCATCCAGCGACAGGCAGATGTCACGTAGCCTGTCCTCAATCTCGCGCTGCGCATGGGGCAGAGGCTCGACCCCGTAGCCGTCATGGGTTGGCCGGAACCAGCGGTCTGTGAATGCGCTGAAGGTGCGCCCGAGCCGGTGGCCTGCATCCAGAAACCAGCTTTGACCCCAAAGGTCTTTGATGCCGTTGGGTGAGGGTGTGCCCGTCAGGTTTTGCCAGTAAGGCGTCTTGTGCGCCACGCGGGCCAGTGCCCGGGCGCGCTGGCCGCCTTGCCGCAAGCGGAACCCTTTCAGCTTGGTGGATTCGTCAGCGACCACGGAACGGAAGGGCCACTTACCGTCGAGATGTTCGGTGAGCCAAGGCAGGTTTTCGTAGTTGATGCTGTAAATTTCGGCGGGCTTGAGCAGCGCTGCCCGACGCTCATGGATCCCGCCTACCACTGGTGCAACGCGCAAGCCGCTGGTGTGTTGCCACTTTTTCGCTTCATCGGGCCAGGTAGATTGCGCCACGCGCAGGGGAGCCACAACCAGCGCGGGGAACGCGCCGTCCGTGAGTTCCCGATTCATCAGTGCTGTGAGCGTGGCACTGGTTTTGCCCATTCCCATGCCAGCCCACGTCGCGCCTCTGGCGCGCTCTTGCTGGTGGTCGAGAATCAAACCCTGGTAGGGCTTGGCGGTGAAGGGCTTGCTCAAAACGGCATCTCCAGCCCATTTGCTACCCGCCACTCACGCGCACGTCGGAGGGCCAGATGCAAAGACCAAGACCGCTTGGGCATCTTCTTGAATCTAGCATCAAGACGTTTGGTGCGCAGTCTATGGCGCGCGGTCACTGCACAACCCTCCCACCGTTAGGCACCACGTCAGCGCCGCGCAGGGCCTCAGTGTGGGAGTCGCGCCAAGTCTTGCCGCGTGCCCGGGCGTCGGTGTAGCGGGCCAGGTACTCGCAACAGGTGGGCATGTCGGCGATGATCAGCTCGTGCACCACGGGATACTTGAGCTTGTCGTCGCGGTCGAGGATGACGATGCCGCCACCCGGCTGGCCGGGCGTGCCGATTTCGCAGACCTTGTATTGGAGGAATTGGGAGATGTTCATTGGCTTCAGCCTCCTAAAAGTTTGTCAACTGCTTCCAGCGAGTCGATGACCTCAACACGCTGGCCCATAGCTTGCATGCGCTTGTGCTCGCGCAGCTGGTGTGGCTCGGGCTTTTTGCCGGGGGCTTTGAGCTCTACCCAGATGGTGTAACCGTACTCCGGGCCGGGATAGATGACGATGCCGGGAGGCATCATCACCAGCCTGTCGGGCGCACCGCGCCGACCGATCCACTGGACCTTACGGACTTCGCCGCCCATGCTCTTGACGCGCTTGACCAGGTAGTGCTCGATTTCTGATTCACGCATGGTGCAATATCCTTTGTATGGTTTTGCTCGACAGCTGGAGCACCTTGGCAACCCGGGCGTGTGTCATGCCCTCGGCCAGCAGCTCCAGCGCTTTGCTTTTCTTGGCGGGACTGGTACGCGAGGCTGCGCCGACCTCGCCGGAGCGCTGCTTGCGCACCCAGCCACGGACAGCGGCCAGTGGGGCAACGGCCTCAAAGGTCGAGAATCGGTGCATGTTGCTGCACAGCCTGTCCCTGCGCGTCACACCGCCGTCAAGCTGACGGGTGGCAAGCACACTGGAGCCGTAGCCACATCGTGGACACTTCATGTCGGCCTCCAGCACAAGGTAAAAAGGGCGATGTCCAGCGTGATGCCCTGCTTGCGCATCTGTTTGGCCACCGTGAACGTGTCGAACCCCGAGTCCACGAGACGCGCACGCCATTTGTCGATAAACCACCGGCCCACGTCAGCGGCGCTGAATATCGGGCGAGGGGTTTTCTGGGTGAGGATCACGTCAGGTCCTCAAAGTCATCGGCGACGTTGCAAACGTGGGGCTTGCCGTTCTGGAACAGGCGGGGCTTCGGGTAGCCATCCTTGTCCGTGACCTCTTGCCAGTAGACGTCTGCACCGCAGTGCTTGCAGGTCAGGTCTTCTTTTGCCAGGCGCAAGGGTTGCCTGCCGAAGTTGTTTTCGGGGGTGCGGGTCATGGTTTTCTCCTTACGATTTGCTTTTGCTGCTATGTGTGCGGGGTCGAAAAGTTGCCAACGTTCGACGTGGTTTGCGTAACGCTTTTGGCCGCGTACGCCAACGCATCTCTCACCCGCCGCCGCATCACACCGGGGGCATGC